CGTGCTGCGCTGCAAAAGAAATACAAGCTCGACGCTGGCGACCAAATCGACCCGTCGACGCGCGCGATCAAGCGCGCCCCGAAGAAGGAGGCCAAGAAATGAGCCCCGAGAGAATCGCAGCCATCAAGGCATGGCTGCTCGACAACGCCGTATGGCTCGTGCCGCTCGCCCTCGGCGTGCTGGCCAACATCGCCAACGGCGTGCGCAAACACTACGCCGAGCGACGCGGCCTCGTGCGCTTCCTCGACTTCCTCGTCGACGTGTTGTCGGTGACGGCGCGCAAGGACTCGCCGAATCAGTCGCTCAAGCTGCCGCTCACGTCCTCGAAGCGCCCGCAGTCGATCGCGCTCGTGCCGCCGCGCCAGGATGACCGACCATGACGCGCGACCGTCTCACGCTCACCGGCGCCGCGCTGGCGCTCCTGCTGCTGCTCGTCGTGCTGCTCCAAGGCGGATGCGGAACGCCGGCGACGATCGCGCGCAAGACGATCACGGCGATCGATGTGGCCAACGCCTCGGCGCCTCGGCTCGCGCGCGTCGTCGTGCGCCAGTGCATCGACAAGGCGGTCGCCATCGGCAAGGCCGGCGATCGCAACGCCGGCGAGCAGGCGCTGCAGGATTGCGCGGCGCAGCGAGATAAGATCCTCGCCGGCGTCAAGATCTCCGTCGACGCGACCGAGCTCGCAGCGGCGGGCGTCGAGCTCGCCGAGGCCGCGGGTAGCAAGGACTTCTCAAAACTGCTCGCGCCTGCTGTGCAGGCGGCGCGGGCGATGGCGCAGTTGCTCGCCGATTGCGGCGTCAAGGTGCCGCCGATACCTCTCATCTGGCCGTAAGGAGCGACGACGATGGCGACGGAATGGATCGGGCCTCTGTTCTCGCTGTTCGGCGAGGCGGCGACGTGGATCGCGTCGCTGCCGGAGAAAGACCGGCAGAAGGCGATCGATGCGATGAAATTTGCGCACTCGCGCGCCGTCGAGGAGCTGGCGAATTTCCGCACGCAGACCCAGGCCGACCTCGACGCAGCAAAGGCGGTCCTCGATGCTCTCTCACACTCGGAGTGACACCCTGATGCCTGACCTCCTCGACGAGATGCGGCGAGAGGTCGCCGCGACAGTGGAGCAGATGACTCATGCACACCGACGAGATTCTCCGGGCGCTGGTGCAGGCCGTGACCGAGCTGGCCAGGGCCTTGCGCTCGTCGGACAGCCGGCAAAATCGAGATAGCGCGCGCCTGCTCGCCGAGCTCCAAGAGCTGCGCGCGGCGCTGCTGGTGTCGCTGGGCAAGACCGAGCGCACCGGCGTCTACGTCGACGACGACAACATCACCGCGCGCGTCCCTCGTGCTGCACTCGTATCCGCCGGCTGGACAATCGCGCGGAGACTCGCCCCTATCGCTCTCGCTGCCGCCGGCGCTGCTGCTGGCTGGCTCTGGAGGCACCTTGTCGGCTAACGATGATCTGCTGCGCGCATCGGTGCGCCGGGCGCTCCAGCGCATCACAGAGCTAGAGCAGAGGATGAGCGCCGTCGAGGCCGTGCAGGCGTCCTACAGCGCAATCCTGGCCGACCTTGCGCACGTCAGGAGCGAGCTAGAGGCGGCGGCGATTGGAGGGCGCGACGATGCCCGCGCGTGATGCCTCGGAGCAGGCCGGCATCGACATCGAGCCGGCGCCGCTACCGCCGATTGGATCGCCGCTGATGATGCGCGCGCTGGAGATCGCGACGTCGCAGCTCGGCGTCGAGGAGCAGCCGCCGGGCTCCAATCGCGGCCCGGAGGTCGACCGCTACGTCGCCGGCGTCGATGGGCGCGGCTCGTATCTCGTGCCCGCTGGAGATGCCCGTGGCGTGCCCTGGTGCGCGCGTTTCGCGGTCTGGTGTATCCAGTCGGCGGCCGTCGAGCTTGGCCTGCTCGACCCGCTGCGCGGAGCGGGCGACCTTGCCAGCGCCCACAAATGGAGCCGCTGGGCGCGCTCGGCTGGCCGTCTGCGGCAGGAGCCACGGCCGGGATACGTCGGCCTGCTGCTGCACAGCGACCAGACGGGGCACGTTGTGCTCGTGGCGGACGTGCAGGGATCGATGGTGGTCACGCGCGAGGGAAATTCGCGCAACGCCGTGCGGGCGCTCCTGCGCGATGCGGCGACGTTCGCGGCGTGGGTCGAGGTTTGAGCTGGCGACGGGCGGCCCTAATGCCTACGTCGGCCCTTCGACGACGTAGATAATCCATCCGCACGGGTCAACCTGCATGCCGGCGTTCATGTCGTCGGCGAGGATGCGCGAATCACGCTGCAAGCGCGTCGAAGCGGCCCTGACGTGACTGACAACATGGTCGCGCTAATGCGCGTTCCCCTGTTGTCAGGGGGCTTGACGATCTCGTCGCTCAAACGTGCCTGTACTTGTCGATCGCTGCGCGGAAGTCGCTTCCGATGCGAGCCATGTCACCGCGGAGCTCATCAAGGTCGCTTCCATGCTTCGGTGGACTGCGCCCGTCTGTGTCACCGAGAAGCGGGCACGCTCCAGTGAGATCGTACACGCTCACCGCCCCGGCGATGACCTCGCGGGATCTCAGCTCGCCAAGGAGTTGGCGCCACCTGAGTAGAATCTTCCCCACGGGCGTCAGTATAGGACTCCGATAGCCGACTGACAACTATCTCACTCGCTGCTGCCGCAGCACCTGCTACCGTGCTTGCTACCATGCCGCCCGTGATGCTACAGGCTTCCCGTCGCTGAGCGGCGGAAAACCTCCCGGCCTTCTAAGCCGGTGGTCGCAGGTTCGAATCCTGCCGGGGGCGCTCTAGTTACCGTCGCTGAGCGTGCTTTTTCTCGCGGACACGGCGGCCCTTTCGGGCCGCAGATTTCGCTGAACGCGCTACCGTACTTGCTACCCCTCCAAGCACCCTCCCCAGGGCCGCGATCGCCAGCTCCTTGCGGCTGTCGGTCGTCTGACCGTAGACAGTGCGGACCATCAGGCTCGACGAGTGGCCGAGGAGCGATGCGCACGTCGCCTCGTCGACGCCGGCATCGCGCAGCCATGTGCAATAGGAGCGACGCAGATCGTTCGTCGAGATTGGCGGCACGCCGGCGCGGGCGCACGCCGCCTTGAGATGGCGGCAGACGAGACGATCGACCCGCCCTCCATCGCCGTCCGTCGTAGGAAAGCCCGCGCCTCTTCCAGCTCGCGCGTCGCCTCCGCGTAAGCCGCCAACAGATCGTCATACCCGTTCGCGGCTTTCCACTCGTCAACGTTTTTGGCCTTCTCCACATCGCGCATACGCTCGTAGTCTTTGCGCATTTCGTCGTATGTCATCGTGTTCTCCGGAGACCAAGCGCATCACCAGCGGTGTATTCAGTGCCAGGCGCATCGAAGCCAGTGGCTGCGACGGCGCGTGAGGCGATGCGCGGAGGCGCTTCAAGCGCAGACGCCAGTTCCTGGTATGCGTGCTCACTCATACTCTCGGCGACGCAGGCTAGGCGGCGCTGCGCAGCCTCAACGATGCTCTCTGCCGCTCCGGCCCTAGCAATCCACTCGTCCATCTCGTCGAGCAAGTGTCCAACGCGCGCGCCAAGGCCATCGAAGATGACCGTGCGCCCGTCCAGCGCGTCGAGCACCTCGCGCAGCCTTACGTCCTCGGGCTTGGCCAGCTCCTCGGCAAGACTCTCGATGCGCATCGCCATCGACTCGACCTGGCTGGACAGCGAGGCGTTCTCGGAGCTTAGATGATCGCTATTTGAGCGCAGAACCTCGTTCTCGCGCACCAGTTCGCGATTCCGCTCCTCCCAGTGTCGCGCGCAGCCTGGCGGCGTCCGACATACGCCACGCTGGCCGCAATCACGCAGCACCGTCTCTTCCTGCACGTAGCGAAACAGGTAGCCGCCAGCCCGCGCAAGCGACTCCCGATCGCAGGCGTCGGCGATGCTCTTGAGCACCTGCCTGCATGACTCTTCGGCGGTCAGTTTGGTGTCGCTCACAGCGCGCCTCCCTCTCTGATCCATGCCTCGATGGCTCGCAGGGCCGAGACGATCCGGTGGGAGCCCGACTGCCCGGCTGTCGCGTAGAGTGCCTGCACCGCAAGCGCGTCGGCCGCGTTGATGCCGCTCGCGCGCAGCGCGTCACCCAGTCGCGAGTCAAGATCGGCGCGGCGCTTGTGCTCGCGCAACGCGCGTTCGCCCGTCGCCTGGTCGTCGTGCCACTGGGAATTGCTCACAGCGCACCTCGGCTGTTAACCGCGCGTTTCGTTCGCACGGAGTAAAATTTCGGGTCGCGGAGTTTGTGAGCCAGCCTGTGGGCCTCGGCCTTGTTCAGAGGCTGCTCTCCGATGTGGGTTTTGCTCCAAGCGCGGCGTCCGTCGAACACGTCAACGGCCCAACCTTGCCCATCATCTCGCGGTCTTACGTGGATACAGAGTTTCATGGCTCGTTAAATTCTCCGGTTGTTAACTTCGCGGATTCAAACGAATCCCTTGGAAGTCCACCCAGTAAGCGCACATCGCGCATCCTGGGCGCGGCTTGTGATAGCAGGACCGGCAGCGGAAGATCTCGATCGTCATCGCCCCGCCTCGCCGCTCACCAGGATCCCGAGCGATGCGAGCGTGCCCTGCCATGACTCCCACGAGAGCGTTACGGGCTCGGCCTCAAACGCGAATGTGACGCTACGGCGCATCTGTCGCCGCGCGATCCTGGCCAGCTTGCGCCTCGACTTGGGGCGGCGATAGGTGCGGCTCATCGCCCCACCTTCCGCCGCCGCTCGATGATCTCGGCACGGCGCACGAGCGACGGCACGACGGCGGCCAGGATGTGAGCCTCGACGTCATCCCGTGGCCCGTCGAAGTAGCAGGCCAGCACATACGCCGCTCGCCGCCATGCGGCGGCCTTGGTCGTGGTCGTGGTCATGGCGTCTCGCCGTTCTCGAGATGAGTTGCGATCAGACAGAGATCGCAGTCGATGTTCACCCACGCCGTCGCGCCGCATTTCGGACATGTCTGCACCTGATACGCCACGACCCGCCCGAGCTCCGCAGCCGTGACGTTACCGACGAGGCGCACGTCAGGCTCATGCGCGATGGCGCATTTCAGCAATTCGATCGCGATCTCTTCGGCCGTCCTCATCACGACACCGCCTCGCGCATCGTGCGGCGGGCGATATGCACGTAGCATTCGCTGAACATGCCTCGCTCCTCGTAGCAGTCACACGGCGCCCCCATCATCGTCGCCGCCATCCCCGCCGCCGCGAGATTGGCGGCGAGGTTGAGCGGCCAAGGCGGCTCATAGCCCGAGCAGATGCACTCGACCGTCGCCCAGCAGCGACGGCAAATATACTCACTCATCGTCTCCTCCCTCTCAGCGCCGCGAGAAACTCGGCCGCGGCGGGCGTGAGCGGGCGAACGTTCTGCGGCAATGACCATCCGTCGAGGAGCTCGACGAGCCCGTCATCGCATCCCACGATCTCGCGCACCAATCCGTACCACTCCACCGCCAGCGCCTCATCCGGCCACGGCGCCGCGTCCCGCAGCACGGCGGCGGCGGCCTGGTAGACGGCAGCGAAGCGACGGGTCCAGCCGGTTCGCTTACTGTAAGCGTCGAGGTCCATCAGCACGAGTTCGCGCTCGTCCTCGCTGTGCAGGTGCCACGGCTTCATTTGGTCCCCCTGTTCGCGTCGAGCCACGCGCGGGCGCGGTCGTAGTCACTAGGAGTGACGGTGTCCTCGTCGGCGAGCGCCTCTATAATGTTCCGCGCCTCGGCGAGCCGGGCCTGAAGGCGTTGAATCTCGGGCGAGCCGCACGCCCCGCATACCGGCGACCAATCGGCGTAGCAGTGCCTGCATGCCTTCATCACTCTCCCTCCTTCGCGGCGAGGATCTCATCGAGCGCTGCGCGCATGCGCTGTAGTTCCTCGGTCATCGCGTCGGCACACTCTTCGGGCGTGTCTCGATAGAAGAACACCAGTGAGACGTTGTCGTCCTCGGCGTGGAGCCGAATTGCCCAGCCCTCGTCTCCTGTGATTGTCTTCTCGGCGAATATCTCGACGAGCCGGAACGCCCCCAGGCGTAGCTTGGCGTGATAGGCGTACGCCGCTTGGTCCCACGGCACCACCTCGCGCATCGTGTCGACGGCATCAGCGCAGTCGTCGCACTCGCACTCGTCGCAATGCGCCAGGCAGCGCGCCGACTCCGCATCGTGCCCGCCGCAGTAGCAGACGAGGCGCTCGCAGCCGGGACAACGGAACGTCAGCAGCCGGCCGAAGTCGTCTCGTCCATCGCAGAATGCGTCGCCGTGGTACACGCCGCGATCGTCGAGCGCCATGCTGTCCATGTACGACTCAGGACCGTCGGAGCGCCGTGGGAATTCGTCGTAGATGTTCACGTGCCCTCCTTCGCGGCGTCGAGCGCGGACAGGGCACGACGGAGCGCGACGTAACTTTCCCATGTGCCACAGGCAACCCAGTCCTCGCATACCGACATGAACTCGCGCGCCGCCTCGACCACCGCCCGCATGCGCTCGACCTCGGCGCGGAGGGCGTCGCGCTCCGTGACCAGCGCATTCCAGTCGAGTGATACGATAGCCATTACGTGTCCTCCTTCCCGTCGAGCGCGTCGAGCCACGCACGGATCCGGGCGAGTAGCTCGCGATCCGTATGGTGCGACCGTAGCGTTATCGTCAGTCCGCATTCGTCCAACAGCGCCCGCGCCTCGGCGAGCTGGGCGCGGAGGGCGTCGCGCTCGGCCTCGGCTTCCCTGCATTCGGTCGTAGCATCATTCAACGACAGACGCAGACGCAGCACGACGGCTTCGAGCTTATCCCGCTCCATCAGGATACGGTGCCGGTCCTGCTGCGTCGCAAGCAACTGCGCCGCTAGCTCGTCGCGCTCGGCTTCCATGGAGTCGAGTTTGTCGGCTGGCTTGTCGAAGCAGTCTTGGCAGACTGTCAGCGCATCGGGCGTAACGAACGAGCACACGTCGCAGCGATGCGCTGCCTCGTCGACCGCCCGCATGCGCTCGACCTCGGCGCGGAGCATCTTGTTCTCGGTGATGCACTTGCGCGCACGTTCCCAGACCGGCCCCGATTGTTCTGCTCGCTGCCATGCCTCCTGAAACTCCATCACCAGCCGAACAACGTGAAGCTCGGCGTTCTGCTCGGGATCTCGGGCTGCCTCGAAGTCCGCGTCGACGAGCGCCCCGTGACGCTCGTTCAATGCATCTTGCTCGGAGTCGGTGTCCCACGATAGAAGGCGATCTCGCTCCGCCTTCAGTTCATCCCGCTCCCGCGCCGCCGCGAGCAACTCGGGCAGGGCGTTGACGGCGGCGGCGATCAGGGAGGCGTCGGCGTCGCGCATATCGAACAGATCCGGGTTGCCTGTCGCGACAATGCTCCAATCGTCGTCGCTGTCGCCGATCACGTCGCAACACGGCGTACCGTCTTCGAGTTTTGAACGGTGCGACCACCTGCCGGGCGTCGCCTCCGCCAGCAGCCGCTCCAGGGCGTCGAGGTCGATCATTGCTCCTCCGTTTCTCGCGCGACCTCGGCGTCTCGTACTGCCGCCGCGCACTTCTCGGAGCAGCACAACTCATAGAGCGAATACCCGCGATGCCTCACGCGCACGCTCGGCCCGAGAAAGTCGACCGCTAGGCCGTAGCCGCTTGGCTTCGAGGCGACGTCGCCTCCGCAGCGATAGCAGGGTAGCGTGAACGTCGATAGCGCGCGGCATTCGTGCTTCACCGCCCATCGGTTGCCGCACCAGCCGCATTTCGCTTCCGTCTCGTCGGCGCCGCTCAAAACGGCACATCCGAATCCGCGCCCGGCAGCGTCGGCTGTCGCCACCCAGCGCGCAGACGGTCGGCCCAGCCTCGACAGCGGGCGGCGTCGAGGGCGGCGTATCCGGCCTTCTTCTCGTCGCCGGCAGCGCGATCTTTCTCGGCGCACCAGTCTTTGAATCCGGCGAGCGTGTCGAGATACTCCGGCTCCGTCTCGCTGAGCCGCTTGCCGGCGAAGCTGCGACCCTTCCAGCGCGGCGGATCTTTGCGCACCGTGAAGTTTCCGTGCTCACTGTCGAGGTCGACGGCCGGCGACGGAGATGGCGTCGACGCTGGCCGCGCTTTGCCCGCGTCGAAGCTGGCAACGATCGCGATCAACATCCGCTCGATGCGGTCGAGTTGCTCCTTGATCTCCGTCGACACTAGGCGACCTCCTCGACGACGGGCGCCGGCTTGGCCTTCGTCGTCTTTTCCAGCGTCACGTTGTAGGGACGCTTGCGCGGCAGCTTGATCTCGACGGTGAGGCTCTTTTCGATGTCCGGCGAGCCCTTGACGCGGATCGCGATGTCGCCCTCGTAGGGAGCCGGATAGAGCGTCACGCGCTTACCGATCCAGTCGTCGGTGTTGCGCCCGAACATCGCCTTGATGCACTCGCCGTTCGTTCGATTGAGCACGAGCTGGCGCTTGCTCTCGGCGAAGCTGACGATCCCTTTGGCGCGGTCGCCGCCCTTCTCCTGCGGCAGATCTTCGAGCGCAACCGCCGTGATCGTCAGCGTCACAGCGCGGCCCTGAAACTCACCAGCCTTGAGAAAACGTCCGGGGAACAGTTGATCGAAGTCCATCTCACACCTCCTGGCCGTTGACCGTCAGGTCCAGGCCGCTGATGCCCTCGTCCTGCTGCGCCCACGCCGGCAGGTAGAGAGTCGTTTCTCCGGGGTACTGTCCCGGCCACTCGCCCGACGCGCGGCACTCGGCCACGCGCGCGAGCAGTTCGCCGATCTCGCAATCGGCGCTGTAGAGCACATCCTCGTCGTAGCGGTACACGGCCACGTCGTGAGGCGCCTTGTTCTCGACGGCAATCAGATACCCGTCGAACGTCGAGCCGTGGAGCGCCTCCAAGCCGCGCCGGTAAAACGCGATCTGTCCGTGGTAGCCGAGACGGGCAGCGGCAGCGGAAAAGATCGGCGCGGCGATGTCGGCGGCGGTCTTGACGTCGACGAAGATTCGGCGCGAGGCGTCGACCCAATCGACGCGGCCCTTGCACTCGATCGCGCTCTTGTCGTCGCGCCACTGAATCGTCTCCTCGGCGGCGCCGGACGAGAGCAGCGAGACGGCTACAGGATGCGCCTCGACCGCATCGCGCATCGCCAGCGCAAGCCGGTACTCGTCGAGCTTGAGGATTTCTTTGCCGGCGTTCTGCTCGGCAAACTCCTCCCACGCCTTGCCCCGTCGAGACTCACCACCGAACATCACGTACTGATCGAGGAATCGATCCGGTTCCAGAATCGCCGTGTGCGCCGCGCGACCGAGCAGCATCGAGCGCGTGTCCTCGGTAGCGCCGACAGTGCGCAGCGCGTGAAGGAAGTGCCGCGGACTGCGCCGCATGTGCTTGAGCGTCGACCAGTTGACCGCATCGATCTTGGAGTAGCTCACGGCATCACCTCCAGACACGCGAGCATGAGCGCCAGCGTCAGACACACGACACCCAGCGCGCCGAGCCACACGCGATCTTCGTCGCGCTCGTCCATGCCGCGGAGGCGCTCCTGGTAGTGTCTCCAGTCTCGGCGCATCAGTTAGATCCTCCGCGCAGGCGCCGCTGGATCCGCGCGAACAGCGCGCGCAGCTCATGCTCGAGCCGGACGGCCTCAATGCGATAGCGCCGCTCGTCGGTCACGTCGTAGAGCTGGCGCACGTGCTCCAGCCGCGCCCGCGTGCGCTGGTATTCTTCGTCGGCGAGGACGGCGCTGATGATGTCGTTCATCAGTCCCACCGCTCAACAGTGAACTTGCCAAAGACGCCGCGGAACGTTCCGAGCCCAATCGCGCGGCCACCCTCGTCGAACAGGTTAACGATCTCTTGCTCTTTGATCTCGCGGTTCGGATACATGATGAAGTCAAACTCAAGCGCCCACGGCAACGGCAGCACCGGGCGAACCTTCGGATTCGGGATCCCTTTGTCGAGTCGCGCCGAGCTGCGGTGCACGTACACGCCGGACTTCGGATCGCGATCACCGTCGAGCTTACCAAGCGAGATCGGCGCGGCGTCGCGCAGAAACGGGATGAAGCTCGGGCCGATCTCGACGAACGACAAGCAGGCGTTCGCGATGTCCTTGTACTTGCGTTTATCGCGCAGGCGCTTTGGTGCGGAATTGGTGTTGTGGGCCGACAAGAACGAGACGAGATTGATCGCCGGCAGCCCAATAACCCGAGAGTCGCCCGGCTCCAGGTACAGCTTCTGATGCGGCTCCAGTCTCGTGTCGTTGTCCCCCGCGTAGCGATCGAACATGATATCGGTCGTGCCGACGAGTCGCACGCGACGCCGGATCACGTCTGTGTGCCGATTGATCTTCACCGCTGTCGTTGTCGTCGTCATTGATCATCGTCTCCTCGAAGAAAAAGTGGTTGCCTCGCCTTGCCGCGCCGCGCCCTGCCCGGCCTCGCCTTGCCCAGCCTCGCCGTGCCACGCCGTGCCCCTGCCGCGTTCTAGTGCTCGTCGTCGGTATTCAGCCGACAACGAGCGTTTGTTGCCCTTGCCTTGCCATTCCCCGCCCTGCCTTGCCAGGCCGAGCCGCGCCGAGCCCGGCCGCGCCCTGCCCTGCCCGGCCTGGCTACTTCATCTCTTCCTTCAGCCGCCGCACCCGCTCGGCGATCGCCTCGTCGAGCCGGCGCAGCCTGTCGCGCATCTCCTCGATCGCGCGCTCCATCTCGGCGCGCTCCAGCCATCGCTCGGCGAGGTCGTCGTCATCGGCAACGGCGTGCGCGTGAGCCAGCGACCGCTCCATCGCGCGCGTCACAGCGTCACCCGCAGCGCCGGCGATGCCGGCAGCGGGTCGAGCACCGCCGGAATCAGCAGCGTCGTCGAGCAGCGCGGACAGTTCAAAAACTCGCCTACGTCGCTCGCGCCGATGCTTCGTAGGTCGCTCAGGTCCGGCGCCAGCGTGTACAGCCACCGCTGCTCGGCGTGCGTCGCGTCGGTGCAGCGGCTCACGTCAGATCTCCAGTGGCGCCGAGAGCGACGAGACGTGCGCGGCGCTCGTCGCGCTTGCGTTCGAGGTCGGCGATGAACTCGCGATACATCGCGATCTGCTCGTCGTAGTGCGCGATATCCTCGCGGGCGTCGCGGATCTTCTCGGCGTGGATTTGCTGTGAGATCGTCATGGCTAGTACCCTCCTCGCGTTCCATTCGCCTCGTCGCTGTCGGCGTCGTAGCGGCAGCCGCACGACACCTCACAGCGCCACTCGGTATTCACGACCCAGCCCGTACCGGCGCAGCGGTCGCAGGTGAGATCCTGGCTGCACAGCATGCAGACCAGGCTCGACGGCGCGACGCCGCCCTGCTCACAGTGCGGGCACCAATTCATCTCGGTCGCCGTGGTCAGCATCGCTAGTACCTCCCCCAGTTGGCGCGGCGATCGTCCGCGCATTCGGCCTCGCACTCGGCCAGCTCCATCCCTTCGAGGCAGCCGCAAATCGCCGTGCGCGTCTCCGGCCCGTGCAGCCACTCAGCGCGGCCCGTGTCGCGGCATGCCGAGCAAACCGGCGGCAGCTCGAAGCGCGCCGCGCAGTCAGGGCAGCGCCACGTCGAGTAACCGTCCTCGTCGGCCTGCGTCACGCGAATCAGGCAGCCGTGCCGGTCGCGGCGCATCTCGGCGTGATCGGCGGCGGTGCAGGTGGCGGGCTCGATTTCATAACGAAGCGCCGTGTTCATGACCCTAAGCTAACCTGCATATGCGCGTGTGTCAATGCACAATCGCATAGCAGTTGCTTTTTTCTTCGCTCTCGTCGCTGGTGAGAGTCGGAGGGCGCTGCCGCCATCTCCGCTTGGCTGAATCCAGACCACGATCGCAACTGTTTTAGGTTTGCAGCGATCGCTGCGCTCCTCGTCGGAGATTCCGATTTTTTCGGCATATCGCTAGCCATCATGTCGCTGCCTCGCTCGCATCGCTGCGCAGAACTAGCTTGACCATCTCGCATATGCCGTGCTACATAGGCACTCATGAGCAGGAATCTTCTCGCCGAATGGATGGAGCGCCACGAGCAGCGACAAGTCGACTTCGCGGCTCGCGTCGGCGTTTCGCAGGAACAAATCAGCCGATACGTCAACGGCAAGAGCTCGCCGGGTCGTCGCGCGGCGCTCGCAATCGAGCGTGAGACGAGCGGCGAAGTCCCAGCGTCGAGTTGGGACGCCCTCGAAGACGACGCCGCCTAACCACCGTCCCGCAACCGCGCGCCTCATCGCGCGCCGAGGTGCCCGCATGTCGAAGGTCTACCCTCTGAGTGCGCCGGGAAGCTTCAGTGAAGCACCTTCCGAGCTGGTCGCGCGCGAGCTGGTGATCCGTGTCCGCTGAGCTCGCCGCGCGCATCGCCTCGCGTCTCCGCTGGGCGTCTGACCGCATCGCTGCCGTCGCCGGCGTGTGCCTGACGATGGCTTACCTCCTCGACGAATGGAGCGGCCGCCGTGAGTGAGAAAGTCCGTCAAGAGCTGCGCTCATACATGGAATTGGTACAGCGACGCGAACGCGACGAGGAGGAGTTTGCCCGCTCGTCGCACTCGATGCCGCTCGACGAGCGGATGCGGCGTGCGGCTGAGTTGAAGCGGCGGACGGCGACGGCGATGGAGCTTTGCGCGTCGTGCGCGTTGCAGGTGACGGAGGCGCGTGACTGATGCCGGTCATATCGCACTACGAGCGCCGTCGGATGCGTCGAGAAATGCCGCCACCTCCACCGCCAGAGCCGACGCGCAAAGCGCGCGGACTCTGCCGGCTCTGTGATGCGCCGCGGACCAAGAACGCCTATTGCCGCGATCACGACGCCGAACGCAAGCGGGAGCGTTACAGGCGCATCGCCGAGGCCGAAGGGCGAACGGTCAAGGAGATCCGGCGCAAGGGAGCCAAGCGGCAACCGTACCAGGAGCGGCAGATCGGTTTCGTTTGGGGCGGCGTGTGCAACTCCGGCGGCCCGCTTGCGCACAAGTTCCGCGGGCGACTGAGTGTGTGCGGACGATGCACGCCGATCATGTTCGTCGAGCTCGACGAGCCAGGAACGTGGCCGGTCTGTCAGCGGTGCGAGGCGCTTCCATGACGTGCCTCGTTTGCCGTCGACGAATCAAAGGCGCTGCCGTCACACACGACGGCGCAACCCTGTGCCGCGAGTGCGCGCGGATGCCGGTGCAGCTGCTCGAGGCGGCGATTGCGAGGAGGCGTGCTGATGGCTGATTTAGTGGCGCCGTTCCCGTGGTTCGGCGGAAAACGTGCCGTCGCTAGGCAGGTATGGGCAGAGTTTGGCGGGGTCCGTAACTACGTCGAGCCATTCTTCGGTTCCGGCGCCGTGCTATTGGCTCGCGAAGTCCCTTGTGACGTCGAGACGGTCAACGACGCTGATGGTCTGCTCGTGAATTTTTGGCGGGCCGTGCGCGCAGAGCCGGATGCGGTCGCCGAGGCGACCGACTGGCCCGTCTCTGAGGCTGATTTACTGGCGCGTCATATCTGGCTTGTTGGGCGCCGCGAATCACTGACGGCGAGGCTAGAGTCAGATCCAGACTGGTACGACGTCAAAGCGGCTGGCTGGTGGTGCTGGGGAGCATGCGCGTGGATCGGCTCTGGGTGGTGCTCTGGCGATGGGCCGTGGACTGTCGACGAGGACGGGCGCGTCAGCGCACTCGGCAACCGCGGTCAGGGCGTCAACCGGAAACTGCCGCACCTCGGCGACCGCGGGAGGGGCGTCGCGAATTGGTTTGCGCGCCTGTCGGAGCGCCTCCGCGATGTGAGGATCTGCTGCGGTGATTGGACGCGCGTCCTCGGCGACTCGGTAACGTGGCGTCACGGCGTCACAGGGATTTTTCTCGATCCACCGTATGAGGCCGGAGCTGTCGAATACTCCGCGGGCGACACGAATATTGCCGGCGACGTGCGCGCATGGGCGCTCGCTAACGGCAACGACCAGCGATTGAGAATTGCGCTGTGCGGCTATCGCGAGCACGACAGCCTTCGCGCGGCTGGCTGGAGAATGTTTCGATGGAAAGCTCACGGCGGCTATGCATCGCAAGGCGACGGATCAAACCAAAATGCCGCCGAAGAGACGATCTGGTTTTCGCCGACCTGCGGCGATGAAGCACTGCCGCTATTCGCGAGGTTCGCCGATGGCAATCCGTAAAGCCCTCACGTCGTCGGAGTCGGACAACTGGTACACGCCGCCCGAGGTCGTTGCGCTTGTCGAGCAGGTGGCGCCAATCGCGCTCGATCCGTTTCCTGAGCAGTGGGAGGCACAGAATCGCATCCTGTGCCCCGACGGATTCGAGAGACAGTGGGAGTGCGCAGCCGGCGAACTGACCTACTGCAACCCGCCTTACTCGCGCCTGAGCGATTTCGCCGAATGCTGGGCAAATCGTCGGCCGATCGTGAACAGATGGCACCTGATCGCGCTCGTTCCGTCGAGGACTGACACGAAGTGGTTTGCGATGCTGCGCCAGTACAGCGACGCCATCGCGTTCTACTCGGGCCGCATCAAATTCGTCCTCCCCGACGGTACGCGCCGCACCTCCGCGCCGTTTGCCTCGGCGCTGTTCTACGCCGGCCCGACACCGGGACGGTTTCTCGACGTGATGACGGCGGCGGGACACTGGGCGGTGATGCTGTGAGCAGAGACGAGATTGCGAGGCTTCAACACGCGCTGCGCACCTCTGGCCGGCTCAGAGATTTCGACGATCACGCGATGATGGCGCGCGCGATGCGGATGGTCGTCGAGCGTCGCGGCGACTTTCACGAGGACACCACGGAGGCGCTTGTAGAGGCCCTGGCGTCGATTGCGGCAATCGAAGCGGCAAAGGAAAGGGGTCGATAAAGTGGCCGGGAGAATCCGCACGATCAAGCCCGAAATCTTGGAGGACGAGCGCAGCGCCGGCCTCAGCAGCGATGCGTGGCGCCTCTGGGTGTCTATGTGGCTGCTGGCAGATGACCACGGACGATTGCGGGGCAATCACCAGTACCTGGAGGGGCAAATCTTCTGGCTCGCGAAGCCTCGCGAGAGTCTCGCGAGACTTCTCGAGAGTCTCGAAATGGCAGATTTGGTGATCCGCTACGAGGTGAACGGACAGAAGTACATCGAGATCCCAAATTGGTCCAAACACCAGCGCGTTGACCACCCTGGTAAGCCTCGAGTGCCGCCTCCATCTGAAGGCACGATTGAATCAAAACAAGCGGATAGACCAAAAGTCTCGCGAGACTCTCGCGAGACTCTCGCGAGAGATGCAGAGAGTGTCGAGAAAGTTTCGGGGACACTCGCGCCTGACCACGACCACGACCACGACCACGACCAACGATCACAGTCCGGTTTCGATTTGGTCGCGATCTTTGCGGCGTACCCCAAAGCAGGCACGTCATCGCAGGGCAAGGCAAAGGGACTTGAGGGGCTCAAGAAGGCCATCAAGTCCCAGCGCGACTACGACCGCGTGTTGGCAGCAGCGAAGCGATACGCCGCCGAAGAGGAGGCGTTTAAGCGGAGCGGCAGTAAGTCCTTTAGGCCAGCCGTGCCGATGTTTTCTACCTGGGTCAATCAGCGACGATGGGAGGACTTCGACGAGTTGCCGCTTACGGCGCAGTCGACGGCGCCAAAGCAACTAACCGCCGAGCAGCGGATCGCGGCCCGCGAAGCCGCCGAGGCTGCCGAGGGTGTGCGATGAAAAACCTGCTATGGCTCACGAGCTTCCGCGGAGAGTCGCCGGCGTCGGTGGCTCAGATCTACGGCATCAATGGCTGGCAGATCTTTCCCTGCATCGGCAAGCAGCCAGCGACGAGGACGGGATTTAACGCGGCGAGTGCAGACCCTGACCAGATCGCCGACTGGTGGCGGCAGTTCCCCGAGGCGAACATCGGCTGGTCGCTGCCGAAAGGCTGGTTTGCCCTCGACGTCGACCCGCGGCACGGCGGCGACGAGAGCTTGGCGGCGATCTACGCGCAGAACCGCGACGCGGTGCCGTTCACGCTCGAGGCACGCACGGGCTCAGGCGGGCGGCATCTGATTTTCCGCGTACCCGACGGGATCGAAATCCGACAGGGCGCGAACTTCCGTCCCGGCCTCGACACGCGCCTTGGCGGCCGAGGGTATTTGCTGATCGCGCCGTCGATGCACCCAGAGACGAAAGCGGCCTACGAGTGGACCGTGCTCGTCGAGCCGCAAGCGCCGCCTCGGTGGCTCGTCGACCTGGTGCGCGTGCCGCTTGCAAAGCCTCGCGAGACGATCGCGAACGTCGGCTCTCTCCCCGTCGCCGAAATGGACAAGCGCCAGCGGTACGCACGGGCCGTTCTGAGCGGACTTTGCGAGGAGGTCCGTCGAGCTGGCAAGGGGCAGCGCAACGACACGCTGAATCGCGCCTGGTATCGAATCGGCAGCTTTCGCGATGCCATCAGCAAGGCCGAGGCGCGCGAGGCCCTGCTCTCCGCGGCGCTGGATTGCGGCCTGTCTGAACGCGAATCCGCGATGGTGCTGCGGTGAGCGCGTTCGACAAGGCGCCAATCTTGGCTCTGCCCGCCAAGGCGCAGCCAGCCAAGGGCGAGTTCAAGAGCGTTGCCGAGCGAATCGCAGCCGAGCGGACCAAACGCCTAGAGCTCGCCGGGCGTGTGCTGACCTTCGGCGTGCGTTTTCTCGACGTCGCGCTGGGCGGAATTTTTCCGAACGACCTCGTGATCCTCGGTGCCAAGACGGGCCGCGGTAAGACGGCACTGGCGACGAGGATCGCGCTGCGCAACGCTGCACAGGGCAAGCGCGTTCACTACTTCGCCCTCGAAGCCGAGGAGGACGAAATCGAGCGCCGCATGAAGTTTTCGCTCCTGGCCGAGTGGTTTCGCGAGCGGCGGAATTACGATGCTCTCCGACGGCTAAACTATCTCGACTGGTACTCGGGCAAGTGCGACGAGGACACGGCCAAGATAGAGCCGCTTGTCGACGAGATGATTGGCTCGAAGTATCGCACGCTGCGGACGTTCTACCGCTCGGCAGACTTCTACGCCGAGCATTTCGAGCAGCTCGCCAAGCAGGTGCAGGACGAAAGCGATCTGCTCATCCTCGACCACCTCCACTACGTCGACAGCGACGACGCGAACGAAAACGCTGGCTACAAGCGCATTGTCAAAAAGATCCGCGATACCGCCCTCGACGCCGGAAAGCCCGTGCTCGTGGTCGCGCACCTCCGCAAGTCGTCGAGCAATCGCATGGCCGAGCCAGTGCCCGGCATCGAGGACTTTCACGGCACCAGCGACGTGCCGAAGATCGCGACCAAGGCGATCATCCTCGCGCCAGCGCCAAACGAGCCAGGCGGCGATCCGAACCTCTGCCCGACGTACATCGCGCCGGTCAAGTGCCGCGCTGATGGGTCGCGGACACGCTACGTCGGGCGCTGCCTCTTCGACGTGCGCCGAGGCGCCTACGATGACGAATACGACCTCGGGCAAATCGACGGCGACGATTTCGTCAAGGTCGATGAGCAGTATCGGCCTCGGTGGGCGACTCCATGAGACGCGCCGCCAAAATCGACGCGAACCAAACCGCCATCGTCGACGCTCTGCGTGCGGCCGGCGCGACTGTGCAGAGCCTCGCCACCGTCGGAGGAGGCGTGCCAGATCTCGTCGTGGGATTTCGCGGCCGGACGTGGCTTTTCGAGGTCAAGACGCCGCGAGGTAAGCGCGACCCGAAGCCTTCACCGACGACGGCCGAGCAAGACCGATGGTTCGCCGTGTGGCGCGGCGATCCGGTGCGCATCGTGACATCAGCGACGCAGGCGCTCGAAATCATCGGCGCCAAACCCGTAGAGGAGCCGTACTAAATGCGAGACACCGTCGAGGAGTGGACGCAGTACAAAGCGGCAGTCGAACGATTCACTGACGAGGAGTTGCGCGAGGAGTTGGCCGGGAGGCGCGAGGTCATGCGCGCGGTCGAACGCCAACCGAGCCACTTGCAGGCCGGGCACGGCGTCCTGGTAGCTCGCCATCGCATCCTAGAGCGCGAGATTCTGCGTAGGGGCGGTTTTTGATGGGGGTCTGGTGCGTTGGACTGGTGCCAATCAAAAACGCAACAGCGGGCCGCTAATGCGCGAATCCGAAAAACGGCACTGGTACAAACACCGGCCGATCGTGGAAGCAATCCGGCTGCACGATGGATCGCTGCCGCAATCGACCGCGCAGACGTCGGACCCGGAAGCGGTGGATCGCCGGCTCGATTGCCGCCGTGTCTCGCAATGTCTCTCGCTGGCCGTCGATCGGCACTGGGAGGCGCTGAGCTGCGGGATGTGCCCGATCGACGACCCGCTATCGAGAGAGGAGCAGCGCCAGGACATGCGAGGACTCGCCGAGATGCTCGACGCTGCACGAATCTGGGAGACGACGAATCCGAGACGAGAGCGGGAAGCGAACCGGCTCTATCGGCGGCCGGGACGATGACGAAGCGACAACTCACGATCAAGCAGGCTGCGAGGGTCGTATTTCACCAGGCGCCGCCGACGCCAGCGACGAGGGCAGAATGTGAGGGCGGGCAACGACCCTGCCCTTTTGCGCGATGCCGCTATCACCTTGGCGTGGATCCATCCTGTGCGCTCGATGTCGCCGAGGATGGGCCGAAAACGCTGGCGCAGGTCGGTGAGATCTTGGGCGTGACGAGAGAGAGGGTGCGGCAGATCGAAGAGATGGCGATCGCCAAAGCGCGGCTGCTCGGCTTGACATGGGTGCGACGATCGACCGGTGAGCGATGAGACAAATCCGGCGAAAAAACACCGCGCCGGGCAAAAACAAGGCGGGCCGGGGCGGCCGTTTCTCCCCGGCAATCCTGGCGGTGGTCGTCGACGACTGCCGCCCGACGTCAAGGAGATGTTCCTAGCGGCGACGCCAGCGGCGGCGAAAAAGGTCGTCGACTGCCTGGAGGCGACGCGCTCCATCGTCGTCGGCAACGGCGCGCATGCGACGGTCGAAGAAGTACCCGATCGCGATCTGCAATTCCGCGCCGCCAACTGCATCATCGAACGCATCTACGGCAAGGCGCCGCAGGTTGTCACCGGCGAGGATGGCGAGCCAATCAAGCTCGTCGTCGACATCATCGGCAGGCTCAAGCGGCTCGGGGCAGAGTGAGCGATTCGCTGCTAAAGATTGCCATTCGGCGTCACGGCGCCGAAGCGGTCTACGCTGCCCTCTCGCCCGAGGAGCGAGAGCGGCTGCCGTATGAGTGGCGAGCGTGGGCGCGACCCGAGCAAATCGAGCCAGAGGGCGACTGGCGCATCTGGCTCATCCTCGCCGGCCGTGGATTCGGCAAATCGCGCTCCGGCGCGGAGTGGGTGCGCGAGCAGGTCGAGCAAGGCAAGGCGCAGCGGATTGCGCTGGTCGCTCGCACCGCCGGCGACGTGCGCGACGTGCTCGTCGAGGGTGAAAGCGGCATCATGGCGATCTCGCCGCCGTGGTTTCGGCCGGTCTACGAGCCCAGCAAGCGGCGCCTCACCTGGCCGAATGGCGCGATCGCGACGACCTACAGCGCCGACGAGCCGAACAGCTTGCGCGGCCCGCAGCATGACGCCGCATGGGCCGACGAGATCGCCGCGTGGAACGACCCGGACGCCTGGGACCAACTCATGTTTGGCCTTCGTCTCGGCGACAATCCGCGCTGCGTGGCGACGACGACGCCGCGCCCGACGGCGATTGTGCGCGACCTGCTGAGCGATCCTCGCGTCGCGGTCACGCGCGGCTCGACATTCGACAACGCGGCGAACCTCGCGCCGTCGGCGCTGGAGGCGTATCGCGCCAAGTACGAAGGCACGCGACTAGGCAGGCAAGAACTTTACGCGGAGCTCCTCCTCGACACGCCGGGCGCGCTGTGGACCGCGAGCGTCATCGACGCCGGTCGCGTCAGGAGCGCGCCGCCGTTCGTGCGCTGCATCGTCGGCGTCGATCCGTCGGGCTCGTCGCACCGCAAGGGCGAAGAGATCTACGGCACGGGCCAGACCGCGCGCAAGTCGAGCGACGAGGCCGGAATCGTCGTGGTCGGCGTCGGCAAATGCGCGTGCAAGGGCAACGCTCAAGACCTTCATGGCTTCGTCGTCGAGGACAAGAGCGGCATCCTGTCGCCCGAGGCATGGGGCAAGGCGGCGGCTCAAGCATTTCATCGTCACCGCGCCGATCGCATCGTCGCTGAGAAGAACTTTGGTGGCGACATGGTGCAGACGATCTTGCGCATGGTCGACCCGAGCGTGACCTATCGCGAGGTCGTCGCCACGCGCGGCAAGGCGCTGCGGGCAGCTCCGATCGCTGCGCTCTACGAGCAGGGCCGCGTGCATCACGTCGGCTACCTGCCGCATCTTGAGGACGAGCTGACGACCTGGGATCCGCTGCATTCGCGCGAGTCGCCAGGCCGTCTCGATGCGCTCGTCTGGGCACTCACCGAGGCGATGGCGGGCGCCGGCGTCGGTCAGCCCGCAAACATCGTCAGCGAATCGCACGGCCGCTGGTCGCGCGCCGGAGGACTGTGATCATGGCTTGGTGGCCGTTCGGAGCAAAGAAGCAGGAACAGGAAGCGCCCAAGGCATCGCCGCCGCTCGTGCCGCCGACGATGAACCTGCACCGGCAGTATCCCGAGGACACGATCACGCCGACGCGCTTCAAGAGCATCTTGAAGCAAGCGGACATCGGCTACACGTCGGAGTTGATGGAGCTGCTCGACGCGGCGGCCAGCGACTACAAGATCGCGTCGGTGCTGCGCACGCGCAAGCTCAGCGTCGCCGCCGCGCCGTGGAAGGTCGAGGCCGGCGAGGACAGCGACACCGCGCGCCAGGCCGCCGACGACGCGAAGGCGTTTCTCGACGGGATCTCGAACTTCGTGCAAATGAAGATGGATTTGCTCGATGCGCACTATCGCGGATTTGCCGCCGGTCGGCTGACGCGCGCGATGGTCGACGGCGTCGAGCAGGCGGTTGCGTGGGAGCCGATCGAATCGCGCTTCTTCGCGTTCCAGAACGGCGTCGATCCGCTCGTCGTCACCGAGGACGCGCCGCAGGGGATTCCGCTGCCGCCCGAGTACCTCTATCACACGGTGCGCGATCGTCCCGGCCCCGTCGTGCGCGGCGGCACGGGTCGCAGCGTCGCGAAACTCTGGCTCTACAAGGGCTACTTCTGGATCGACATGGCCAGCTTCGTCGAGAAGTTCGGCCAGCCGCACGTCAATGTGACGATTCCGGCGAACTACGTCGAGGGCTCGGCCGAGCTCGAGCGCGCGAAAAGCGCCGCCCGTGCGCTTATCGCTGACCACATCGGCCTCGTGCCCGAGGGCGTCGCCATCGAGCTGCTGGAGACGATCAAGCAGGGTTCGACGATCAAGGACACGTACCTTGCGGCGATCCAGTTCTGCGACGAGGCGATCGCGATGGTCGAGCTTGGCCACACGCTGACATCAGGCGCGTCATCTGTCGGCGGCCTCGGTCATGGCGGCGAGGCCGACCAAGCGGCGCAGGTGAAAGAGGAGATCCGCCGCTTTGACGCGGCCTCGCTCGCCGAATGCATCAACGAACGCCTGATTTGGCCGCGCCACGCGCGCCAGTGGGGCGACCAGGTACCGAGGCCGCGCTTCTGCATCGACGTCGACGAGCCGGAGAATCAGCTCGAAAAGGCGCAGGCGCTCAAGCTGCGCGCCGAGACGATCGCGATCTTGCAAGGCGCCGGGCTCAAGGTGTCCATCGAGCAGACGCGCGAGGAGTTCGACCTCGACGAGCCGGCCGGCGAGGGCGACGTGCTCGTCATGGAGGCGCCGCCAGCGTCACCGAATGAGCCGCCGCCGGGCGCTCCACCGACGGCGCCTTGACATGGCGCGTAGGATAAACCTGAAAGGGAGAGGCACCAAACCATGAGCATCATGCGCGTCAGTGCAGGCACCACGAAGGGGACTGTCACCAAGCTCAATTTCGGCGACGGTGGCGGCATCCAGTTCGGCTACAGCTCGCGCACGATCACGGCACAGCCGCTGCGCGCGTCGCTGCTGGAGCTCGGCCAGTTCGAGAGCGCCAACAGCGTCAAGGCGTCGTCGGACGCGGCGAACCTCTCGTTTCAGCGCATCGTCGTGCCGAATGGCATTTCGGCGACGCGCATGGACTTCCTCAATCACTACACCGTCGCCGGCTCGACGAACGGATCGATCACGTTCCGCGTCGCGCTCTACACAATGTCGGGCTCGACGCTCGGCACGTTCGCGACGGCGTCATCGTCGATCTCGCACAGCTCGGGCGGCGCGGATGCGACCAACACCGCCGGCTACTCGGCACAGTCGGGCACGCAGTGGCGCTCGATCGGCCTCGGCACCTGGAACATGACGCCCGGTGAATACTTCCTCGGCGTCATGGCGTCGATCAACGGCCCGGCGGGCACGACCGGCAGCATGACGCTCTACGGTCGCTCGGCGATCTCCATCGCCAACGGCGCGCTCCTCGGCGCGGCGAATCCGATCAATCACTGGGCGGGCGGTATCTTCTCTGCTGGCACCTCGGCGCCGCCGGCGACCGTGCACATCTCGGACATCAACCGCACGGGCTCCTACGCTCTCGCGCAGCCCGGTTTCCGCGTCCTCGGTTCGTTCTAGTCCACCTCTCACACATAGAAGGCCAGCATGAAAAACATGGGGCACGAAGCTGTACAAATGCGACCAGTCTCCGAAGTCGCCGCCGATCTCCGCTCGCCGGGGCTCGGCTTCGAGCGCGTCGATCTCATTCCCGGCAGCACGTACAAAGACAATTCCACGATCGTGCTCGTGCCGACACGCGGCACGATTCACCATCGCGTCGCCGGGACGCTGATGACGATGCTGTCGCCGATGAACCAGAAGCGGTCGATGATGTTCTGCGCCGGCGACGAGGTCGGCCGCGCTTACGACCGCATGATCAAGGCGATCCTCGCCGATCCTGAGCTGTCGAGGTGGAAGTACGTCCTCACGATCGAGGACGACAACATCCCGCCGCCCGACGCGCACATCCGCCTTCTCGAGACGATCGAGGCGCACAAGTTCGACGCCGTCTCGGGGATCTACTTCACCAAGGGCGAGATCAACATGCCGATGGCGTACGGCGATCCCGAGGAGTACCTGCGCACTGGCCAGATCGACTTTCGTCCTCGCGACGTGCGCGCCGGCCTCGCAAACGGCCACGTCATGCCGGTCAACGGGATCGCGATGGGCTGCGCGCTGTGGCGGCTCGATTTGTTCCGCGAGCTGCCCGAGCCGTGGTTCGTCACCGTCTCGGACGTTGTGCCGGAGAAGGGTCCGCAGATGTGGACTCAAGACCTCTACTTTTGCATGAACGCAAAAAAAGCGGGCAAGCGGTTTGCCGTCGACCTGCGCGTCAAGGTCGGTCACCTCGACGTCAGCAACGGCGTCGTCTACTAGGAGAGAACACATGAGCGAAGCACTCGCAGGACCCAGCACCGACTCGACGTTCACCGCACCGCCGCCACCGCTCGCGCCGTCGAGCATCGAAGTCAAGCTCGATCTCGGCGGCGGCCAGAATCCGCGCGAAGGGTTCGAGTGCGTCGACCTCTACGAAGGCGCCAAGCACCGCGTCGATCTGTTCAAGTTTCCGTGGCCGTTCGCTGACAACTCCGTCGACGAGCTGAACGCAAACCACTTCATCGAGCACATTCCAGCGCGCACCGTCACCGTCGACGATCTGACCGACCAGTCGCGCATCGAGTTCATCGGGCAGGACATGTTTTTCGCCTTCTTCGACGAGTGCTGGCGCATCCTCAAGCCGGGCGCGTGGATGTCGCTCGTCTGGCCGGCGCTCCAGAGCGTGCGCGCGTTCATGGATCCGACGCACCGTCGGTTCATTCCGCTGGAGTCAATGAGCTACTTGAGCGTCGACTGGCGCAAGTCGCAGGGCCTCGACCACTACCGCGTGCGCTGCCACTTCACCGGCGACCTCAACTTCACGACGGCCGCCGAGCTCGGGCTCTATCATCCCGAGGCGCAGCAGCGGCAGGTGAAGGCGTATTGGAACACCGTCATTGACCACGTCGCCAAGATCCAGGCGCTGAAATGAGCACCGCCGTCGTCGATGAGAGCATCGCCCGTATCGTGCGGTTGCTGGAGGACGAGCAGCGCCGCAAGAGCTACGGTGCGATCACGGTGCACATGCAAGCCGGCGTCGTCGAGCGCGTCGAGATCAAGACGACCAAGCGTATCGCCGATCTGAAGTGACTTGACACCCATGCGATAGTTTTTTCGTACGGCATCGGAGCACCCGAGCCCTCAGCAAAAGGGGTTCGGCGTTGCCAAAGAGCACACACAATTCTGAATCGCGAGTCGCCCTCACCGGCGGCGCGATCGAATTGTCGGCCGACTCCTCGACCTCGGAGATCGAGGTCATCCTGGCGGGCTCGTACAAGGTCCGCAACCTGCTCGTCGACGAGAAGGCGCTGGACTCGATGATCGCCAACCACAAAGCGGCGGGCGTCGATCCGGCTGTCGATCGCGAGCACGAGTCATGGAGCGCGCTCCAGCTCGAGCCGTCGCCGGCGATGGGTTGGGTCAAGGCGCTCTCGAAGCGTCCCTCTGTCAACGATCCTACGCGCACCGCCCTGGTCGCGACCGTCGAGTGGACCGACGTCGGGCAACGCGCAGTGGCCGCCAAGCACTATCGCTACGTGTCGGCCGGGCTCGACCTCCGAGCCAAGGATCGACTCACCGGCAAGGACATCGGCGTGATGCTCGATCACGTCGCGCTCGTCAAACATCCGTTCGTGCAGGGCATGCAGTCGCTGTCGCTGAGCGCCTCGCCCTCCGATCAATTCACCGACGATGGAGAGAACATGAATACTGCTCTGCTCAAGGCGCTCGGCCTGCAGGACGGTGCCGACGAGGCAGCCGCTCTCGCAGCCATCGGCGCGAAGGAATCGGAGATCGAGAAGCTCCGCAAGGAAGCGCAGGCGCTCAAGGCGATCAACGCCGCGAGCGATGCGCGACTCGCCAAGCTCGAGGCCGACGCGGCTGCTGCGAAGCACGATCGACTCGTCGAGAAGCTCGACGCCAAGATCGCCGCCTTCGCCGTCGACGCCTCCGAGCGCGATGCGATGGTCGAGCTTGCCAAGGTCGCCCCGGAGCAGTTCGAGAAGCTGCTTGCGCTGCGTCAGCCGCGCAATCCGGCTGGTCCGGCGCTCAAGGTCGTCAAGGGCGAGAGCGATCGTCTCTCGCTTCAGCGCAAGGCCATCGAGGAGCGCATGAAGCTTTCCGGCGAGTCCTACGATGAGGCGCTCATCTCGCTCGCCACCGAGGGCAATCCTCTCTTTCAGGAGGCCGTCTAATGCCGGGCCAGGATCTGAACAACGCACTCATCCGCACGATGACCGCACAGTCGGCTGTCGCGCAGTTTCAGGCCGTCGTTGGCGGCACCGCCGAGGACACCTGCACCTGTCCGGCGGGATCGAACGCGACCAACTTCGTCGGCTTCGCGCTTCAGTCGGCGTCGAGCGGACAGACCGTCGCGGTCCACATGGCGGGCGGCATCGCCAAGGCCATCGCAGGCGCGTCCGTCAGCAAGGACACCTGGCAGATCGTCAGCGGAACCGGCGGCAAGCTGGCGAACCTGACGGTCACCAACTCGAACCGCTACGTCGTCGCCAAGTGTCTGCGTGACGGCGTCGACGGCGACGTGGTGCCGGTCCTCATCCACCAGTTCGTGCAGAACGGAACCTAAGGAGCTTCGACGATGGACAACAGCACGCTGTATCAGTCGCCGCTGCTCTCTGGGCTCGCGCAGCGGTTCAAGAATAAGGCGTACATCGCCGACGAGATCCTGACTCCGGTCACGGTCCCGAACATCAACTTCCAGTATCACGTCTGGGACGACGGCGTCGTGTTCCGCGATCAGAACACGAACTACGGCCCTGACTCGTCGTTCAACTCGATCGACATGAAGGTCAGCAAGACCTCGGCGAGCGTCGACGATCACGCGCTCGCGGCGTGGATCGACGAGCGCGAGCTGAACCAGGCGCCCGAGCTCGCCGTCAAGGCGGCCAAGACGCGCGCGCTGGTCAACGCGCTCCAGCTCAAGAAAGAGCGCACGATCGCGGCGCAGGTGTTCTCGGGCTCCGTCATCACGAACGGCGCGACGCTCTCGGGCACTGACCAGTGGTCGCACGAGGACAGCGATCCGAAGAACAAGATCCTCACCGCCATCGACGGCATGAAGATCCGTCCCAACACGCTGGTCGTCGGGCAGCAGGTGTGGACGAAGCTCCAGCTTCACCCGCTCATCCTCGAAGCGGTGCGCTACACGCGCGGCGCGGTCGACACGCGCGACATCATCGCGGCCTACCTCCAGGTGGATCGCGTGCTCGTCGGCTCGGCGCTCTACGACACCGCCGCCGAAGGTCAGACGCAGTCGCTGGGCTTCATCTGGGGCAAGCACGCGCTGCTCGCCTACGTCGCCCCGGGGCCGTCCTCGCCGCTGATGGACGAAGTCTCGCTCGGCTACAACGCCCAGTGGGGCGGCGGTGGCGCGGGCGGCATCCGCGTCTACACCGGCACCGACATCAAGCGCGGCACCGGCGCGGGCGCGCAGATGGTCAAGTGCGAGATGAGCTACAAGCCGGTCGTGACGTCGGTGGCTTGCGGCTATCTCTTCACCAACGCCGTCGCGTAATGCCCTGGGTCGTGCGGCAAGGGATCACGGTATCGCACGATCACGCCGAATACACGGCGGGTCGTGCGGTGCCGTGCACCGACGAGCAAGCGGAGGCGATGCCTCACGCCGTCGAGTGGATCGAGGACAAGGCGCCGCCAGCAGCAGCGCCGGAAGTGACGACGAAGAAGCGCGGCAAGTAACAGGAAAGGAGGATCGGACAAGTGGCGTTTGCAAACCTCTCCGACCTCAACCTGTCTGATGCACGCCTCGTCGAGCTGACCGACTCGGCCGACGCACCTGGGATCATGGATGCCGGCCTGGTCGGCGCGCTTCAGCTTCGCGCTACCTCGAAGATCGAAGCCGCGCTCTACGGCAAGTACAGCCTCGATCCTGACGACTTTCCGCCGATCTTGACGCAGATCGAGGCGGACCTCTGGAAATTCTACCTCTACCAGCACCGGGAAACGATGGACACGCCGTCGAGCGTGCAAAAGGCGTATGACGCTGCCTGTGCGCTGCTCGAGGCGTATCGCACTGGCGCCGAGCTGCTAGCCGCCGGGCGCGTGAACGCGGCAACCGAGCCGACGTCGTCGGTCGGGCGCTTCTCCGACGACTGCGACGAGCGCGTGTTCGGTCGCGCGAAGGATTGGATCTGATGCAGATCCATTTCGACGCAGACACGTCCGACTGGCTGCGTGCGTTTGCGAACGTCGAGGCGCGCATCGCGAACGCGACGCCGGCGCACGAAGCGATCGGCGACTTTCTCACCGCCGAGGCGGTCGGCAACATCGATCGCGACGGTGGCGCGGTGCGCTGGCCGCCGCTCAAGCCCGAGACGCTGCGCCGTCATCCTCGACCGGGCGACAAGATGCTTGTCGTCACGGGCCGTCTGCGCGGCTCGATGACGAAGGACGTGCATCCTGACTACGTCGACGTGGGCTCGTCGGTCGAGTACGCGCGAACGCAGTTCTATGGCCGCCGCCCGGTGCCGAAACGCACGCCGTTTGCGTGGCTGTCGGGTACCATGCAGCGAGTCGGCGAAATCTACATTCGCTGGCTCATCGGTGGCCTGCGATGAGTCGCAATCTGCCGATCGATTCGCTGCTCGATGCGGTCGTCGACCAGATCGCCGACGAGCTTGTACCGGCGGCTGGCGGCTCGCTGAGCACAACGAAGCCCGTCTACGACGTCCGCCGCTACATGGGAGGCGAGTTTGACAGCGCCGAGGGCCTACAGCGCGGCATGGCGGGACGCACGCCAGCGGTGCGCGTGCGCTTCGCAGGAACGCGGTCACTCAAGACTACGATCGGTCGCCGCTACGACCGCGTCGAGTCGACACTGAGCGTGATCGTTGCGTCCGACTCGCAGCGGACGCGCGACGACCGCGAAAACCTGCTCGCGATCGCCGAATCGGTGCGGACGCTCGTCGGCGCGCGCCGCTACGGCCTCGAGATCTCGCCGCTGCGCTACGTCGGCACCGACGTGCTGCGCGACAGCGACCAACTCACCGCCCTGGCGGTCAAGTTTGCGACGCGCCACCGCGCCGACTACACGATCGATCCGGGCACGGACACGATGGACACCGCGACCGGCGCCATCTACGCCGGAGACTCGGCCATCTTGCCGACCCTGACCGTCGTCGGCACCGCCGGCACGACCGCGTACAGCTATCGCGTCGACGGCATCGACGCGGACGGCGCGCGCTTCGAGGGAATCGCCGCCCGTGTCACGACCGGGCCGGCGACGCTCACTGTCTCCAACTACATCACGATTGACTGGGAGGCGTCAGATCTCTACGCCTCCTACGAGATCGTGCGCACCGAGGCAGACGGCACGCCTGCGACGACCGGCACGATCGGCGCGACGTCCTCGCTCACGTTCAATGACACGGGCCTTGCGACGTCATCCGCGCTGCTGCCCGAGCCCTACACCCAAGAGGTCGAGGTCGATCTGACATGAAGCCACGCAAGAAAATGACTGTCCGCGCCGGCAAGTTCGGCCCGTGCGCCACCGAGGAGAATCCTCGCCGCTTCATCGGCTCCGAGCCGGTCGAGGTCGAGGAAACTGCTTACTACCTGCGCCGTCTGGCCGACGGTGACATCGAGCTCGTCGACGCGAAGCAGAAAGGCAGCCTGTAATGGGCAAGATCGTACTTCCGACGGAGATCGTCACCTCCGACAAAACCCCGCGCGTCGCGATCGCCTTCGATCGCACGTCCGGCGTCAAGCAGACCGTCGACACGACGCGCGAAGTACTGCTCGTCGGCATGATGGCGACGTCAGGCGCGACCGTCTCGGCGAGCGTTCCCAAGGCGCTGCTGCGCGAGGACGATGCGGCGACCTACTTCGGCGCTGGCTCGATGCTCGACATCGCAGCGCGGGCGGCGTTCAAAGCGTATCCGTTCGTGTTGCTGCACGCCGTCGGAATCGCGGACGCGGGCACGAAGGCGACGACGTCGCTCACGTTCGCGACGACGGCGACGGGCAACACCAACTATCGCCTGCGCATCGCCGGGCGCGAGATCGTCACCGAGATCGCCAGCGGCGACACTGCGACGGCGATCGGCGACAACTTCGTCGCCGCGCTCAACGCGGCGCACGCGCTCGATCCGCTGCCGGTGTCGGCGACGAACGCGAGCGGCACCGTCACGCTGACTGCGCGCAACGGCGGCACCATCGGCAACGCCATCCAGCTGCGCCACGGCGATCTGTCTGGCCTCGGCACCGGCTTTGACGCTGCCGTCGCCACGACCGCGACGCTGGCCGGTACCGTCATGGGCGCGACCGTCGCTGGCGTCGGCTCTGCGGCGACCACGGCGGCCCTCGCGGCCTCGACCGGCAAGCGGTATCACATCATCGCGGATCTGCTCTCCGACTCGACGTCGGGCGCGGCGATGGAGACGCACACCGACACCGAGAGTGACGGCGAGCACGGGCACGGCTGCATCTACGTGCAGGCGCTCAACGGCACGCAGTCGGCGGCGACCTCGCAGGCGACCGGGCTCAACTCGAATCGCGGCGTCATCGGCGCGATCAACACGTCGGAGACGTGGAGCGTCAACACCTGCGCGATCCTGGCGGCGGTCATGTCGTCGAACGAGATCGCGACCCGGCCTTACAACAACATGAAGCTGACCGGCGTGCTCGCGCCGCCCGTCGAGAAGCGATGGACGCGCACCGAGACGCGCACGATGCTCAACAACGGCGTCACGCCGCTCATCGTGCTCCCCGGCGAGGACGTCGCGATTCAGCGCGCCGTCAGCATCGGCGTGAAGAACTCGGGCGGGTCGTATGACTACACCTGCCTCGACATCAACAAGTATCAGGCGTTCGACTACTTCCGCGACGCCATCACGCTGATGTTCGAAACGAACTACGCGCAGGCGCGGTGGGCGGACAGCGACCCGGATGGCCTGCTGCCGCCGGACGTCGCGACGCCGGAGAAGGTCAAGATCGATCTCATCGACGTCGCGCGCGACATGGAGCGCGAGGGCATCGTGCAGAACGTCAGCGCGCTCGAGGATCAATTCGTCGTCGAGAAGGTCGGCACCAACTGCCGCTTCTCGGTGCCGGCCGCCATCGTCGACGGCATGCACGAGAAGCTCGGCAAGATCGTCTACGTCAACCGCCCCATCGTGACCACGTAACGGAGTGAGCGAAAATGGCCGATCCACAGTTCGTTGAACGCTCGGTCGTGCAGGTCAACGGCGTTGATCTCGACGACCTCATCAACAGCATCTCGGAGACGTCGACGCGGGCCACGAAGCCCGTGATGACAATGAACAAGTCGCGCGTTGCCAAGGGCTTTAAGCAGGGCAACAACCTCTACACGCTCGACCTCGACGCGGAGCGCATCGTTGACGCGCGCGTGCCCGACTGGCACGCGCTCAAGGACGCCGGCACGATCATCAAGATCACGATCCGACCGAACGTCGGCCGCCCGGTGACCTACTCGGGCTGCAAGATCGTCGAGGTCAGCGACTCGACGAGCGACGGCGACTCGACGCGCAAGCTCAAGGTCATGGCGAGGACGCGTCAGGGTGGCTAAAAAGCCCTCGTTCCTCGAGCGCGTGCAGCCGAATCGGCCGCGCACGAAGCTCATCGATCTGCCGTTTGAGACGGCAGAGCCGGTCAAGGTGCGCGTGCGCGTGCTCGGTGTCGACGCGCTCGAGGCGGCGAACCTGGAGACGGTCGATCACTTCCGCGACAAAAAGGCCAAGGTCGCGCAGAGCGACGACGCCTTCGTCATCCGTGAGCGCGTCGGGCTCGTGTGGCGCGCGTATGAAACGGAGGACGGGGAGCCGCTTGCGCCGACCGTCGACGAGCTGGCCGAGCAGCCGAGCGAGATCATCGCGCCGCTCTATCAGGAGTGGGCGCGGTTCCAGGCCGAGGTCACGACGAGGCCGATCAAGCAGTCGGAGCTCGACGAGCTCATCGCCGATCTAAAAAAAAATTCCCACGCGGATCGGCTGGCCGCGTTGCCTTCGACATGGCTGATCGCGCTCATCACTACTTTGGCAAGCCAGCATGCCGACTCGACCACGGCGAGCGAGCGTGGCTGATGGCGATGGCTGCGAGCGGCTACGAGCTCGAAGCCGAGGCGCGCGAGGCGGCCCGTAAGCAGCAGGCCGGCACCGTGACGATGGGGCCGTCGCCGGCGCTGCTCAAGCGGCGCCTGGCGGCGAAGAAGAAGGCCGCGCGCGAGGCACGCGAGGCAGCGAAGGCAGGCAAGCCGTGATGACAGAGGCGCAATTGTCGCGGTTTGAGAAGCATGTGATCCCAGAGCCGAACAGTGGATGTTGGCTGTGGATTGGACACAGGGACAGAGCCGGATACGGCGGAGTGACGATAGACAGTCGCACCCGCCGTGCGCACAGGGTTGCGTACGAGCACTTCAACGGTCCCATTGGCTACGGACTGGTCATAGACCACCTCTGCAGAAACACCTCGTGCGTCAATCCATCGCACCTGGAAGCGGTGAGCACCAAGGAGAATCTCAACCGAGGCGTGCATCGAAACGCGATCAAGAGAGCCTGCATACGCGGACACCGTTTTGACCATCTGAACACGTATCGCGACGGCCGCGGCGGGCGTCGCTGTCGACTATGCGCTCTGATTACTCAGCGAGAGCGCCGCGCCAGAAAGGCGGGCTAGTAACATCTCTGAACCCGAAGCCCGCTTTCGCGTTCGTCTCGAAGGCAAAGACGAGCTTTCGGACTTCTTCAAAAAGTCCGAGCGCGACGCGCTGAATTTCAAAAAGGTCCTCGGCGGCGCGCTCATCGACGCCGGCAAGCAGATTGCCGGCTTTGCCGCGCAGACCGGCAAGTCTCTGGCCTCGCTCGCCCTCGGCAACATCGGGATCGCGAGTCAGGCCAAGAACGTGCTGGCGTTTCGCGACAGCGTCGCCGCTCTCGCCGTCATGGCGGGCAAGGGCGAAGAGGCGGTCGGCGGCCTGCGCGAGCAGATCCATAAGGTATCGCTCGCGTCGGTGCAGATGCAGACCGACGTGACCGAGGCGCTGGCCGCCTTCGTCGAGAAAACCGGCGACATCGAGACGGCGCGCAAGAACCTGGAGCTCTACGGCAAGGTCGCGACGGCCACCGGCGCGAGCATCAAGGATGTTGCGCTCGTCGGCGCCGAGCTTTCCGACAAGCTGAAGATCAAGGACCGCGGCCAACAGGGCCTCGCGTTCGGCATCCTAGCCGCGCAGTCGAAGGCCGGCGCCGTCGAGATTCGCGACTTGGCGACCAAGGCGCCGAAGATCTTTTCGTCAGCGTCCGCGATGTTTGGTGTCGAGGCGATCGAAGGACTCCGAGGCACCGGCGCGTTGGCGCAGGTCTACGCCAAGGCGTATGGCGGCACCGGCACGAGCGCGAACATCGCGACGAGCATCCAAAACACGTTCACGGACATCATCAAGAACCGCGACCGCGTCGAGCGGACGATCGGTCACAGCATCAAGGGCGAAGATCCCTACGAGATCATCAAGGAGCTCGTGCGCGCCACCGGCGGCGACACGGAGAAGCTCATCAAGCACGGCAAGACCGGCGTTTTCAACATCCAGGCTCTGCGCGGCATCAACATCCTCGCCGACGAGTACCGACGGACCGGGAAGTTCGGCACGTTCGACACCTTCAAGAACGTCACCGGCGGCGAGGCGCTGATCGATCGCGATTTCGCGATCCGCGCCAACACGGGGCAGGCGAAGCTCAACGCGGCGCAGGCGGCGACGTTCAAGTCATCGGATGTCAACCTCGGCGACAAGTTCGACGCGCTCGCAAACCACGCTGGAAAGCTCGCAGCGGCGTTCGACTGGGCGACCCGCAACCTTGCCCTGACAGCCTCGGCGCTCACCGTGGGGCTGCTGGGGAAGAGCATGGCGGGCTCGATGCTAAGCAACGTGATCCGCGGCGGCCCGCTCGGCATCCAACACGTCTACATCGCCGGCGCCGCTCCTGGCGTCGGCCTCGGCGCTGGCAACGCGCAGCAGTTCGGCAGCAAGGCCGCGTCAGCATTTGGCGTGCTCGCGGCGGCAAGCCTCGGCTATGCGATCGGCACGATCCTAGATCAAAAGTTCGGCGTGTCCGGCGGCGTGTCCACCGTTGCCGGTCATGTGCTCGGTCAACCGATCGATCGGCTGCTCGACGAGCAGGATGCATCCAAAGCGCAGGCGAAAAAGCTCAGCGCGGCGAAGACTGAGCGAGACGCGCGCGTGAAGTTCTACGAGGGCAAGGGCATGAGCCACGGCGAAGCCATCGCGGCGGCTGACTCCATCGCCGAGGCCATCCGCCAAATGAAGCTCGCCGCGATCAATATCCACATTGACGGCGACGGCAAAGCGACCGCTGAGAGCGAAGGCACGCGCAATCCGACCGTCATGGTTCGCCGCGGCAAAATGACCTACGTAGACAAGGGTGCCCAGTGAGCGCCACCTGGGACGAGAAACTGCAAGAGGGCAGCTTCGGCGGCGTGCGCTTTGATTTCGTCAGCGCCAAGGACGAGCATTCGAACGACCTCGACGAGCAAAACTTCCCCGGTCGGCCTGGCACGCGCGTTGTCGCACGCGGTCGTCGCGGCAAAGTGATCGACGTGCTCGCGGTGTTCATCGAGGATGACTACCCCGAGCAGATGGAGTCGCTCATCGAGCAGCTCGACGATGGCGGCGTCGTCAAAAAGCTCGTGCATCCTGTGTTCGGCGAACTGAACGCGGCCTGCAAACGCTTCGTCGTCACGCATGACGTCGAGGACGCGCGCGATTCGGCGACGGTGCAAATCACCTTCGTTGAGGACAACGACGCGGAACAGTCGCCGACGGCGGTCAAGGGCACGACGCCAGCGCGCGCCAACGAGGTGCGGTCGCTCGCCGACGAGGTACTGACGGCGCTCGCGACGTTTCAGAGCTCTCTCGACGTGCAGAACAGCGAGATCGGCCTTGCGGTCACCGGCGCAGCGAATGCCGCCTCGAGCATCGCCGACAGCCTCGAAGCCGACTTTGACACGCTCTCGACGCTGGAGATTCAGGCAACGACGAACGGCGGCCTCGCCAAGTGCGATGCGGCGATCGTGCTCCTCGACGACTACGAGACGACCGAGCAATACGATCTCGCCGCCGTCGTGCTCGAGATGTCGCACGCGCTGCGCGACCTGGCGCAAGATCTCATCGACCAGCGCCCTCCCCTTTCCATCTACACCGTCGTCGCAGACACGAACCTGCTCGCGCTGGCGCACGATCTCGGCGCCGACGCCGAGGAGTTGCTGACGCTCAACTCGTTCCCCGATCCGTCGCTGATTCCGGCCGGCTTCAAGGTGAAAGCCTATGCCGAGTGACGACGCGGTGCAGATCGTGATCGGCGGCACGAGCTATCAGAACTGGCTCGAAGTCGACCTCGATTCCGACCTGCTCACGCCGGCCGATGCGTGGTCGCTGACGGGCACCATCCCGACGAGCGACGTGCGCGACGAATTCCGCGAGGGCGCCAAGTGCGACATCTACATCGGCCGCGATCGGCAGATGTCCGGCGTCATCGACGAGGTCATCTATCAGGCCGACCGAGGACAAGCGCGCATGCGTCTCGCTGGCCGCGACAAAGGCGCGTACCTCGTCGACAACGAAGCCGATCCAATCAAGGCGGCGAACCTGACGCTCAAGCAACTCATCGACAAGTTGCTTGATTCTTCGTTCGGCATCCGCAACGTCCTGCTGAGCAACGAAAACAACGTGGATCTGCTCCTCGGCAAAGAGGAGAAAAAGTCGCTGCGGCGCACGTCTCCGAAGGGCGTGAAGCTCAAGCCGCGCGTGTCGACGAAGATCGATCCGGGTCAGACGATTGCGAGCATCCTCGACCAGCACACGCGCCGCCTCGGCATCGCTTGGTGGATGACCGCCGAGGGCGACCTATTCATCGGCAAGCCGAACTACGATCAAGAGATCGCGTATCACTTCCGCTGCGAGGGCGTCGGCAAACGCAAAGCGGTCAACAACAACATCGAGCAATGGAGCGTGCGCCGGTCGATCTCTGGCCGCTACTCCGAGGTGCAGGTCAACGGCATGGGCCTGCCTGCGTCGTCGGACTGGGCGCAGGCCAGCAAGAGCGCGCCGAAGTTCAAAGGCACCGCCAGTGATGACGATCTCGTCAATCGCAGCATCGTGCGCCGCCTCGTGCTGCGCGACACCGACATCGTCAACGCGGACGAGGCCACGCAGCGCGCGAAGATGGAGCAGGGCTTACGCCAGCTCGACGCGCTGACGATCAATCTCACCGTGCCGGACTTCCGCGACCGCGAAAACGCGCGACTGTTTACCGTCGACACGCTCGCGAGCGTGAAGATCGAAGAGGCCGGCATCGACGGCACCTATTACGTCACGCAGCGACGGTTTCGCGAGGACCGCGGCAAGCGGCGCACGGAGTTGACACTGAAGAAGAAAGGCGTGTGGCTCGCATGAGTTGGCGAGAGCGCATCGCAGGCATGATCGAGATCGTCTCCGATCTCGTCATGGACTCCGACGGCAAAACGGCGTCAAAGGGCGCCGACGATCACGAGCTCGACAGCCAAGCCGGGTGGCATTTCGGCTTTTACTCGCGCCCGAAAGACAACGCGCGCGGCGTCGTGCTCAAGGCCGACGGTCAGGGAAACACGTCGTTCCTGATTTGCTGGCGCGACAAGCAATACGAGATGACGCTGGAGAAGGGCGAGGTCGGGATCCAGAACGCCTTCGAGGCGAAGATCCTCCTCGACAAGAACGGCGACATCATCCAGACGCCCAAGAGCGGGCGCAAGGTCTACGTCGGCGGATCGTCGGGCACTGAGCCGGCGGTGCTCGGCGATTCGCTACAGACGCGGCTGGCCGATCTGGAGAGCAAGTTCGCGGCGCATGTGCATGTGGCGGGGACTTATACCGCTCCTGCGCTCGGCGGCCCTGTCACCGGCGCGAGCGGCACGACGACCTCAACGCTGACGCACTCGTCGGACAACATCAAAGCCAGCGTCGCGAGGGTGAAATGAGCGATCGCTACCTCGATCCGGTCACCGGCGATTTCGTCGCCGCTGCCAAAGGCGCTTTCGAGTCCTCCGAGGACATCGAGAACATGATCGCGTTTTCCTACCTCGTGCCGCGCGGCTCCTGGGAGGGCGATCCCGAGTTGGGGCATCGCTTCGACGAGCTGGCGCAGGCGACCGACACCGTCGAGAACCGCAACCGACTGCGAGATCTGGCCGAGGATGCCGTGCAGTGGCTGCTCGATCTCGGCAGGCTCTCGCGCGTCGTCGTCGAGGTCGAGAGCTACGGCCCGATGCGCGCCGCGTTCCAGGTCGACTACTACACGCCGGCATCGAAGCTGCCCAAGAAGGCCGGCCCGTTTCTCGTCGCTGTGGGAGCAACTTAAATGGCGTTCACGATCCCGACTCGCGAACAGATTTTTTCCGCCTTCATCGGCGACTACGCCAGCGCGCAGCCTGACAAGAACGTCGCGCGCGGATCGGACCCGTATCGACTCGGGCGCGTCGTCTCCGGCGTCGTCTGGTCGCTGCTGGCAAAGCTGCTCTACTTCGTCAAGCAGGCGCTGCCCGACACCGCCGAGGAGGCATACCTCGAGCGTTGGGGCTCGGTGTTTTCGTTTCCGCGCAAGGCGGCGGCCTCGGGCTCTGCGACGCTCGGCCTGCGCGTCACCGGCACGATCGGCAACGCGGTCACGGTCGGTAGCGAGCTTTCGCACGAGGACGGCACGCTCTACGAGGTGACCACCGATGGCGCGGTCGTCGGCGCTGGCGGCTACGTCGACGTGGATGTGACCGCGACGAGCACGGGCCTTGCGACGAACAAGGGCGTCGGCGAGTTGCTGACGTTCACCTCGCCGCCGGCGGGCATCGACTCGGATGCAACCGTCGTTGTGGCGCTAACCGGCGGCCTCGACATCGAGAGCTACGACGACTACCGCGTGCGACTGCTCGCGCACATCGGCGACCCTCCCGAGGGTGGCGCGATCCACGACTATGTCGAGTGGGGCAACTCCATCTCGGGCGTCTCGGACACCTATGTCTATGCGCACCGTCGAGGGCGCGGCACGATCGACGTCTGCTGCCTCGGTCCCGGCACTGGCTCTGCGCGCATTCCGTCAGGGACGGTGCTGACCGCCGTCGACACGTACATCGAGACGGTGCGACCTGGCAACGTGCGCGACTTCCTCGTGCTCACTCCGACGGCGCAGACGCAAGACGTGCTGTGCACGATCGACATCGACACGACGCTCTACGCCTGGGACTGGGATGACGGCGGCGTCGGCACCGCGGTTGCCTCGCACGACGAGGGCGCGTCGACGATCACGGTCACCGGCCTCACCGCGGACGTGATCGCAGGTCTGCGGATCCAAGTCCTCGGCGAAGAGGCGCTCGTTACCAATCGCGTCGGCGACGTGCTCACGCTGTCGTTCGAAGATGACTACGACGGCAACCCGGTCACTTGGTTCACGTTCGATCCCGACGGCGAGGACGTTCGATGCTCGGGCGACCTCGTTAAGCCCGTGCGCAACGCGATCTTGGCGCTGTTCAACTCGCTCGGCCCGGCGCGCACCGACTACTACGAGACGAACTGGATCGCCGAGCTGAAACGGTCCAAGCTGTTCGGCGCAATCACCGACGTCGCCGGCGTCGACGATTGCGTGCTGACTACGCCGGCGGCGAACGTCGTGCCGGTGGACACCTACGGCACGTCGGTGCCGTTCCTGACGCCTGGGACGATTCAGGTGCTCAAGCCATGACGGCGCCGGCGTCTCTCTCGCGCATCAAGGCCGCGCTGCGCCGCATCTCGCCAGTGTGGCCGTCGACGGCAACGGATACGAGCGTCGGCAAGGAGATCGACAGCATCGCGACCGCGATCGGTACGGCTGCCGATCCTCTCGACGACGCGCTTGACGAGGTGTTCCCCGACACGACCGATCAACTCATCGACCGATGGGAGGCCGTGACGCGCGTGCCGACGCGCACGACGGATGCGCTGGCGACAAGGCGCACGCGCGTGCTGTCCGTACTGCGACGGCTCAGCGGCCCGAGGCTCGACCAACTCGAGGCGATGCTCGCCGGGCCGTTCGACCTTGACACCGACGATATCCTGTTCGTTGAGCCACTTCGGCAATTCATCGAGGACGCGTTGACCGTGACCGACACGACAGATTACGCGCTGACCTCGACGCCGACGTATGTGCAACTGGGCCGGCCGTGGCCGGGCGTCGTCGACGACACCGGCGTAACGATCTACCTCGAGCGTGACAACGCGGTCGGCACGCCAGACTTTACCCTGACGAGCCCGGCGGGGACGGTCTGGGTCATCCCGTTTAGCGGCACCAGTGGCACCTACAACACGCGCACGGATTTTCTTGGCGAGGCCGCTGGAGGGCGTTGGACGCTGACCGCCTCGACGGCAGGCGCGGCGACGTCGCTCACCGAGACGCACCTGCTCGTGTCAAACGACATCGACGCGGCGCAGATCTACAACTTCTTTGCCCTGCGCGATGCTGACCTGGCGGGCACTCCAGATATCACCGAGGCGCAGCGGCTCTTTCATCGCACGGCGCTCGGGCACATGAACGCGCACGTCATCGAGCGACTCGAGCACATCGTCGACGATACGCACAGCAAGTGCGATCGAGAACCAGTGGGGCCGTAAATGTCACTGCCGCTTACTCGCAACGAAACCTACGTCGCCGACGTGACGCCCGTATCTGCGGCGACGATGAACGACCTACAGGATTACCTCATCAAGTCGTTTTTCCTGTTCGGCCCTGGAACGCTCGGCGCAGTGACGATCTCGGCGGGCACGACGAGCGCGAGCAACGCACTCTACTACACCGATCTCACGATCACGGGCGGCACGCTGAACCTGCGCGGCTGGCCGCTCTACGTCAACGGCACGCTGACGATCTCGGGCGGCACGATTCACTCCGACGGCAGCGGCGGCTCGGCCGGCAGCGGTGGAACGGGCGGCGCGGGCGGCGATCAAATCTCATCCGTCTACGGGCCTCACAGTGGATGCGCTGGTCGCGCCGGGAAAGACAGCGGCGGCGGCGCCGTGAGCGCAGCGGCTGACTCGCTGAGTTTTTCGACTGCCGCCGGCGGCGCAGGTGGCAGCGGCGCCGATGGCGCTGGAGGCGCAGCGGGAACGGTCTACACCGACCTCTACTCGCTCTACGCGCCTCCGTTTCGCACTGCGCATCACCACAGCTGGGCGTCGGGATTCTCGACGTTCTATCGCGGCGCAGGCGGCGGCGGCGGCGGTCGAGGCGGCGGCGGCGGCGGTGGCGGCGGCGGCGGCTCGGGCGGCGGGCTCATCGTCGTGTTCGCGCGCAACATCGTCATCAGCGGATCGCCAACGATTCGATCGAATGGCGGCGTGGGCGGCGCAGGCCAGACGGCGACGAACGCCGGTGGTGGCGGCGGCGGCGGCGGCGGCGCGGCCTTCTTCGTGTACCTGACCAAGACCGGCGCGATTCCGACGATCACCGCGACCGGCGGAACGGGCGGCGCGGGCACGGGCACCGGCGCCAACGGCAGCAACGGCTCAAACGGCGTGACCACTGCATACGAACTTCAGATCGGAGCCTAGCGCATGCGCAAACTAGCACTCCTCGTCTCTCTCCTGCCCTCTCTCGTATTCGCGCAGGCGTACCGCGTCGGCAAGGGCATCCAACTTGTCCCGACGGCAAGCGCGCCGACGAAGGCGAGCAGCAATTCGCTGCTCTGGGTCGACTCCGGCGCGTCAAACGCGATCAAGTACGTAAAGCCTGACGGGTCGAGCATCACGCTCGGCGCTGGCGGCGGCGGCTCCTCGTACTACCAGACGATCGAATCAAACGCCGTCGACCAGACGCAGCGCGATCAGCTCAACTTCTCCACGAGCTTTACGCTCACCGACTCGTCGAGCCCGTCGCGCACGACGGTGTCGCTCGCGTCGACCGACAGCGTCACGCAGACGCTGAGCAACAAGACGCTGACGGCGCCGGTGCTCAACGGCGCGACGAGCGCGAGCGGAAACTTCGACCTCTCGGGCTCGTCGGGCACGTTCAAGACGACAACCGGCGCGTCGACGTTCGGCGGCTCGTCCAACACGTTCTCGGCGAGCATCAAGCCGAGCGTCGACAACACGATCGATCTCGGCGACGCCACACACCGTTTTCAAACGGTGTTCGCAAACTACGTGAACACAAGCACGGTGTTGAGTCTGGGCTCGACGGGAAACGCCACCTATACCTACTCAGCGGCAGGCTACCCCGTGAACATCATGCCGGGCGGAAACGTCGTCGGCGCGTTCTACGAGGCCGGCACGCAACTGTCCAGCGTCGTGCAAACGAGCGGCGCCAACACGGGGCTGCTCGTCACGGGCGCCGCGCATACCGGGCAGACGGCGAGCACCGAAGTGCCCGACGTGGACTTCGCCCTCAATCGCACGCTGCAGCACGCGACCGGCGCGATCACGACACAGCGGGCGGTGCTCGTGCGCGCTCCCACGTACTCGTTCGTCGGAGCGTCGACGATCAGCGACGCGGCAACGGTCGCGGTCACCGGCGCCCCCGCGGCGGGCGCCAACGGCACGATCACGCGCTCGTGGTCGCTGTGGACGCAGGACGGCGCCGCGCTGTTGCAGCGCGACGGCGTCGGCGCGACCGTCGGCACGCTCGGCCTGCTGCTGCAAAATCGCACGGCAGCGACGAGCGGCAACCAGAAATACTCGCCGACGCTGGCGCTTGAGGGGTACGGCTGGAAAACGAACGCGACGGCCGCGTCGCAGTCGGTGCGCTACGAGCTCCAGACGATCCCGATCCAAGGCGCGGCGGCGCCGACGGGCGAGCTTCGCATCTCCGAGTCGATCAACGGCGGCGCAGAGACGACGCTGCTACAGATCGGCAGCTCGGCGATCACGGCCAGCGTGCCGATCGTGCCGTCGTTCACGAC